CCCCCGCATCACTGCGGGGGTTTACACAAACCTTTTAAACTATATATCTAACCCTATGAGTATTTTGCCTTAACTATCTACTTTTTCGCATTCATCGAGGCCATCATCTGTTGCATCTCCGCGATGTCATCCTCGGTGGGTAGTTCGTTGTCGGTGCATTCCCAGGGGAACTTGATGAGGTCGGTGGGGCTGTTGATGCCCGACTTGTGCATGTTGTCGCTGCCTACCTGTGCGCTCATCAGGTTGAAAGCCAGCCAGCGGGTGGAGCTCCAGGCATGGCGGTGGCGGCGGTGATAGCCCCGGATGATGCAGCGTATCTCCCACCATTTCAGCAGCGGGAACTGCTCGCGCGGGATTCCAATCTCGCCCACAAGCTGGGTGTAGAGCTCATGGGCGGTGGTCAGTTTTTTTCGTTTTTCTCCTCCTTGTCCGTGGTGGTTTCCTTCGCCTCCCCGTCGACCACTATCTTGGGCACTTTAAAAAACTCTGCGGCCATCTCCATGATGGTGTTGAAGGCTCGGGTGATGCCCTGCCAGTCGTTTGAGTTCAGCAGCACTTCGGTGGTGATTTTTTCGTCAGCCGCAAACATGGCAGCGAAGACGAGGATGACGCGGGAGTATAGCTTGTCGAAGTTCTCTCCAAAAAAAGACTTGTCGGAGGTTTGCTCGAACGCGATTAGCGTGCTCATATTGAAACGGACGGGGTATTCCTTTCCGTCGATTGTAACTGTTCTTTCGTTCATAGTTCCGGGTAAATGATAAGTGATAAGTGATGAGTGATAAGTTACCGCCCACCCGCTCGGCATTGAAGAGTAAGCGAGACGGGCAGGCGGTGTAAGAGATTAACCGTTGCTGGCGGCTGGGAGGGCGATGGCCCCGTAGCCGGAGAGCGTATAGTTGTAGGTGGTGACCTGCTGGTTCTGTGCCTGAATCTGCAAGTTAGTACATTTACACTGACCGTGGCAGATTTCCTCGACTACGGTGCGGTTGTTGGTTCCCTCCATCACGCAGATTTTCCAGTACAAAAGCGTGTCAGTCACCCAGGTTTCAAAGTCATTAAGACCTACGCCGCCCGTGAGCAGTGAGTCGTTGGGCGTGAGCACAAGGCCGCTGCCGGTGATGTCGTAAGATTGTCCAGTGACTTCGTATTCCAGAGCGTCGCCGGTGGTGTCCTTTGTCGAGGAATCCTCGGTCTGAGCACTACCATGCAACGCCATCTGCTTGGCTGCTGCAATTACCTTCGTTGGATTAGCTGCCGTCGAGAGCAAAAGTCTGATGTATTGTCCTTTTTGCATAGTTAACTAAGGGTTCCTGTTCCCTGGAATTGGAGCGATACTGAGACAGTCTCGCGGTCGTTAAACGTCATGGTAAAGTCATTCAGCAAAGCCTGCCCTGAACGCTTGAAGTTCGCATTCTGCACGACGCTGTTCTGTGCGCCTGCAGTCTGGTCCCATCCAACGGCAACGGGTGCGGCTCCATTAAAGAGAGTGATGATATTCTTGAGCGCAGAAGTTTCACTCTGATAAGTGTCCATCTGTGCGCTCCACTGTTTGCTCACTACGGTGTCCTGGCTGTAGAATCCCTCGGTGTCCTTGGTCGATGTGCTTTCGGTGTTACCCTGGAGCGTTATCGAGCAGTTGGTGGCTTCGGGAATCGTGGCACCGCCTTGAAGCAGTCGGAAGTTTTGACCCTTAATCTTGCTCATAATTTAATCTACGTCTGTGTCACATTGATAATTCAGAACCTGCCAGAAACACGGCTTCATGCTATCGTACTGCACGCCCTGGGCAGACAGCGTGATGTCGTTAGGAATCAGCGCAAAGTCTTCGTCGGTGGTGTCACCATAATGCTCTCTGAAGTATTCGCGGATGGTTGTGCGGACGGACACGGCCATCTCGCCCAGCTCCTCGCGCTCTCCGGCGCAAATGGTGATGCCTATCTGCACGCTGTCACTCTCCGACTCAAAGGCATCGTCCTTGGTTGTGTCCTGGTTGTTCAGTCCATCAAAGGAAACGATGATGTACGGGAGCGGTGCATTTTCGGCTTCTTCATCCGGCAGCGCGATGGCGGTGTTGTAAACATCGCCCGCTGGCAGCTGCTCGATGAGTTCGGCGTTACTTCGCAATGCCTTGACGAATATGATGTCGGTCTGGAGACTCATGTTATCAATTAGACTGGTTAGTGAAAAAGAAGAGCGGCGGGCGGTGTCAACCTTTGCCTCGCATCGGAGACCACCCGCCGCTGACTATCTCGGAACTATGAGATTAGACGGTCGTGGGTTCAGGCTCGACAACCTTGATGAGCTTGAAGGCCTGGGGCAGGCCGGAGAGGTTGCCGTTCACTTTCGAACTCAGCTCCGTAAGTGAGAACTCTGTGTTCATCACCAGGACTGTGGAATTACGCTTGGCAACTTCTGCGCTCTGAGCATCGACCGTGAAGCGAACCTCCCCATGCTGTTCGTATGCAAGGTATCCCCAGTGACCGATGCCGATGTACAGGTTGCCATCGGGTGCGGGAGCACCGGCAGAGTTGAGTGCATAGTTCACGTAGGGGCTTACTTTGTAACGGTAGCCGAGGCAGCGTCCATCCTGGATGACGGTGCGGTCGCCGATCTGACCAGGGATGGCCTTCGTGAATGCAAGTTCGGTCTCGACCTCCTTGCTCATAACGAGTTCGGGCTCACCTTCGAAGCCGAGGTCCCACATGGCTGCAATCTTCTTGGCCAGGTTCTTGCCGAAGTTCTCATCGAGTGCAATCTCCTCTGCTTCAACAGAAGCGAACGGGCTCTTCAGCGGGTTGAGGAAAGCGGCGTGAGAGTAAACGTGGAGGGCGGCGAACTTAGCAAGGCCCTTGCGGAACTTGTAGGTCACGAAGCCGAGCAGGTCGAATGCGGCATTGTCGATTGCGCGGTTAGATACTGCCACAGAAGCAGCCACGCGGGCGGGTGTTGCCGACAGTTTGGCAAAGTTGATTGCCTGCTCGCCGATAGGCTCTACCTCGCCAGCCACCTCAAACTCAACATCGTCGATGCTGTACGGCCAAATCTCGTTACCGATGACACCTGTCAGCAGACGGAGATCGTCGGGCAGTTCAAGGCCTGCAACCTTGGTGTCGATGAGTTCGTGGATGGTGAGGGGCACAGCACCTGAAGCCTCGAGGTTGGCGGTGGCGTTCTGATAGGTACCGCTGGCGATTTTGTCCTTCAGCACGGTGGTGCTGTTGTTGGGGCCTTCCTCGCGCACGGTCAGTTCCTCGCTGTAAGACTCGCGATTGTCCTTCACGCGCTTCATCAGTTCGCGGAGCTTCTGACTCTTGGTCTTCATCTCGCGGAACTGTGCCATCTGGTGCTCGTCGAGCATTCCCTGGATTTCGATGTGCAGACGATTGTCCTCGCGCATCAGTGCATCATACTTGTCGTTCTCTTCTTTGGTGAACGGACGATTCTCACGGGCTGCCAGTTCTTCGATCTGGTCCAGCTCGACCAGAATGGCCTGGTGGCGTTTCTGGATTTCAGCTTTTGTCTTTCCCATTTCTTAAACGTTTAAGGGGTTAATAATTGATTGATTAAATAATTCTCTCTGATAGTCTGCGACGCTGGATGCGGCGGTTCTGCTCGGCAATGATGCGCTCGCGTTCCTGCTGCTCCTGCTGCTCGCGTTCGATGTCTGCCTTGCCAGCGGGTGTCTGGTCGTAGAGTTCGCGGGCATGCAGTGAGGTCTGCAAGTAGGCAGGGTCCATGCCCAAAGTGAGGGCTGTGATGGCGCGGAAGTGGGTATGGCGCACCAGTGGCACCTTTCCCTCGCGATCTTCAACGCTGTACTGATCCGGCCAGAACTCAAAGGAACAGCCGTCATAAACGCCGGCCTTTGTCAGTTCGCGGGCACGGATGCCCAGGTCGCAATTAGGGATGTCAACCTCGAAGTTCACGCCTTCTTGGTCCACGCTCAAACGGGCATTGCCCGACACACCGCGCTTCACACGCCCGAATGTGAGTTCCCTGTTGTGCAGCATGTTAATCTTGATGTCCTGAGTATTTAAAAACTCCATCGTTGCTGCCTCGGGTGCAATCACTTCCCGGAATGTCTGTCCGTATTCGTCGAGAATTTGGCTCTCAGCATTGAAGCAGATGGCACGGCCTGAGATGGTGCCAAGGATGCCCTGCGAAGATGCTTCTTCTGAAGCCTCTCTAAAGGCAAGCTGGCATTCCAGATTTCTGATTTCTCTTTTTTTTGCATCCATATTTCTTATTGTTGTTATAATTCACCTATTTCTTCGCGGTGGGTTTACTCTCGTCGAAAGGTATTTCAATCTTGTCTCGGGTGACGGTCAGCGGCACTTCATAAGCATTAGGGAACTTCCAGTCGATCCAGGCTGAATTGATGCGCTCGGCAAACTGACCGCCTACGCGCAGCTCGTTGGTAAATGTGGTGAACTCCATCTGGCCGATGTGGTATTTCTGCGGGTTTTCTTTCACGCGCTTCACGATGTCTCCGCCAATGCGCTTGAGGTATTCTTGTGCAACGTCCCACATCACATTCAGCATCTCCTTCCACTCCTCTGTGCGCATGATACTCATCGTGGCAAGGTGCATTTTGCTGCTGTCGAGTGCGCGGTTCCAAGCCGGTGCAAAGTCGGGGTATTTCTCTGCGATTATCTGTGTGCAGATGTCGAGGTCTTCTGGGTTGCCCCATGTGGAATATTGTCGGCGCATAGTCATGCCAAGGTCGGCCTTTTTTGTTGTGATAGCACCGTGCGCCTCAATGGTCTTCCCGATGTCGGGTACATTGTCCATGAATCCGAAATATCGGCGGTAATGGCAGAAACCTATGTACTTGGGCAGCTGCTTTCGCTCGCTCACCTTCTTCATGTTCCAAAGTTCTGAATAATAGAGGTCGGGCACTTTGCATCCCTTCAGTTTGCGGCTGTCGATGGTCTCGTAGACTGCGTTCTTCACTACAGGCTCAAAGTCGGTGTGCGCACAGATGAATATCTTTGTTTCCGAGTTGTCCACCGGCTTCCAGTATGCCTTGTTCTTGATGAGCCATTCGGCTTGCCGCTTGATGTCGTTTTCGCGCCAGGAACCGCCGCAATAGTGCACGTAGTATTTGTCGAGGTTCGGGTAGAGGCGGGCTGTCAGCTGGGGCTTCTTGTTGATAATGTCTTCGAGAATGCTGGCACCCGTGTCGTACCAGTTATTGGGATTATCCTTCCCGCCCGGCTGCAATGCCCATGAGCGGGTCGGGTCGTAATACTTGGCACCGTTAGCCGTTAGCAGCGGGACGTTCAAGTAACAAAGCCAGGGAAGCAGGCGGTCTTTCTCCTTGTTGCGGCCACGGAACCATTGCACCTTTCCACAGGCCGCATATTTCTCATCCCAAAGGAAGTCGAACGGCTTGGTAATGATTACGTCGCTCTCCACAAGGATGAATCCTTCGGGCAGCACGTCAAAAAGATACTGCACGCTCATCATGTGCTTCACGCTTCCGTAGTTCGACTTGCAGGCCATCTCCCAGCACTTGTCAGGGTAGAGTGCAAGTTCCTCATCGAAGTTGATGAGTTGCTGCTTGCGGTTGTTGAGCACCTTCACGCCCTTCATGCGTTTGGCGAATGGACGCTTGTCGCTGTTATCGAGCACCGTTACAGGCCAATCACATCCCACCTTGCGGATGCTCAGTATGCAAGTCTCGGTCAGTTCTGGCGTATTGTAGTGGATAATGCCTATTGATTTCTTCATTGCGGTTCTTGGTTAGGTTCGGGATTGGTTTCAGTGTTTCCGTTGAGCTTCTGACTGCCCAGCTCTGCCAGGTTGGTAGAGACATAAACGATGTCGCCATTCGGTACTGATGGGCGGTCATACTGTGCGCGGATTTCGTTAACAGTAGCAGCACCCGTCTGAAGTTGCAGCTGGTCCACCTTGGCCTGTGCCTCCTTGTCGAGACGCAGCAACGGCTGCTCACACATGTGGATTCTGCGACGACCGAAGTCTTCGCGTCGCAACAGCTTGCGGTTGAACTCCTGCTCCATCTCCGTGACATCCGGCTGGACGGTTCGCTGCAAGTATTCCAGCGTGGCGTTGGTGTAGGTGGTGTAGTGAGAGTTAGTGTCCAACATCAACATCGGGCGCGGGGTGCCAAAAAACCTTGCAACGTCATCGAGGCCCATGTTCATGTGTTCCATTAGCTGCATGTCAGCCGAGGTCATCGAGATGTTATGCAAGGCACTCAGACCACGGATTCCAACGATGTCCTGCTGATATACTTTTTCATTCAGTTCTGCGGCATACTTGTCAATCTCGCCCTTGTTCATCAGACCGAAGGCCAGCGTGCCGGCACCCTGTGGCGGTTTCTCTTCACCGATGATCAGCTTCATGCGGCCACCCTTCGCAGCGGTCTCGAGTGCCTGGTTGCTCTCTGTCTTAATCAGTGAGAGCGTATCGAAGGCATACTGCAAGGTGCTCATGCCCCAGAAGCCGTCATAATACCGGAAAGTGTTTGGGAAGTGGAGTACGTTCTCGCGTGGTGCATCCACCTTGAACTTCACTCCACGCTCGCCCAGGTAGGTCAGGTTGTAGGTGTCGGTGGCCTCATTGAATCCAGCACAATCGGCCAGCCACAGGGCCACAGGTTCACCGAACACATCCCGCTCGATGTACACGAAGGCGTTACCCAACAGCAATCGGCGGATGACCACCTGCTCGATGAGGGATGCCGCAGAGCTGATGGGGTTCGGCTGCACTTGCAGCAGGTAGTTGATGTTTTTTCCGGGCCCCCACATGTCCGGCACGAAGTTGCCGCCCGTCGCATTCATTTTTTGGTACTGAATGGCGAACTGTGCCTCCGTCTTTGCACGGAGTTCCACGGCACGATACACCGCCGACACCGTGAGAGCCAGCTCAGGCCGACGCACGCGCACAATCTTCTCCTCGAAGGTTGCGCCCGTGGTGGTTTGCTGGTTGCTTGCCGCCGACGGGTCGGTGGTGGCGGGTACTCCGCTGCTCACCTCCCTGCGTTTCCAGGGAATTGTTCCCGTAGGCGTGAATAAGTTACTGAGTATATTCATAGATAATTCTCTTTTTGTTTCGCTTGTATTGCGGTGTGGGTTTACTCCTCCACGATGGTCACCTGCTGGTTGGCCAGCTCCATTGCCGTGATCTGAATCTGATTGTCCTGGTAGTTAGCGTTGAAGGACTGAATCTGATACCACCGCCCCTGGTACTGAATCAGGCACCAGCGGTCGATGTCCTTATTGTATCGCATGCGGAACATCACGGTGTCATAGGCATCGTAAGCCCCCTCGCGCAGCGACTTCACGCCCTTGTTGAAATCCTCCGCTGCCCAGAACTCCCCGAGGATGGAATACCTCACACCCCCGGCTCCCTTTCCGTATCCGCTTGCGGCATCAGCAGCTCTCTTGGCCACCGTCACCCGCTTGTTCATCATTCCTGAAGTATATGCCATAGTTCTCAAATTTTCGGGCATAAAAAAACCGCCCGGCTTTGATAGTCGGGCGGTTTGTTGGGGTGGGTTTACTCAGACGATGCCGAGCGCGGTGAGTTCAATCTTCACCTGGGCTATGAAGTCGTCGTGTTCGCGCACCTCTACGAGGTCTTCGCCCGTGCGCTCCTTGCGGCTCAGGCTGCTGGCAAAGGCGGCAATATCCCCAGCAGCTTCAATCCAATATGTTTCAAAAACAATAAGTATCTCATATCATATCAGCAGCATAATGCCGCCACAAATCATCAGCGTTAATAATCGGTTGTGCATTATTATATCTTCTGAACTGAAATAGCGTGAACCAACACTGGCTTACTATTAACATCATAAGAGGAATCAACTGCACAATTTCTGCCAATCTGAATTTTAATGCTGCTCTCGCCATCAACAAGTCTTGTTTCAAAGTAAGATTCACTCCATCCTGGTAAAAGCATCAGCCTATGAACATCATTGTCGTTGATTGTAACTACTAATTCTCCGTAGTCATAGTCGTATGGAACTACCTGCGGAGCTTCATTTGCTACATATCCAGATTCCATTGTCTCTGTATCACTGTTGAATCTTGTTGTTGCAATCTTTGGAAAGAAGCAAGCAATAACTCTAACCGCAATCTTTGAAACACTTCCATCGGTAGAGATTGTCTTGACTGCATAAGCACTATCAGTAGGTAATTCCAAATGGCTCTTTTGTGTACTGTAGCTTGTGTACATATAGTTTTTAAGAGCAGTTGGAAACGACTTGATTTCAGCACTTGTCAAAGACCAACCTGAATCTGACATCGGAAAACCTGTTTCCGTCATCAATTCAACACCATTCTTCCTTTCCTGAAAGTTATATTCCTTATGGCTTTTCTTGATGCCATTGTATGAAGAAAATATGGGATTTGCAAGAGTAAAGCTACCAGAATATTCTATGATAAATCTTACCTTGTCGTATCTCTGCATATCTGCATAAGACACATTGGCACTTATTGTAGCATCAGAATAGTCGAATGTCACACTCTGCCATTGTGTTCTTGGAGTACCATTAAGTGTAGTAGAACTATTGGAAGTTCTTGCTACATATACCGCAGTAGGATTAACAGAGCAGTTTATTTGGAAAACACCACTTGTTACCTTAGTATTTTCAAGAATAAACTCAACCAACGCAAATTTGTTAAATGTTAGCGCAGTTCCTTCAAACATTTTAGCAGTTTCAATAAGCGTATTTCCACTTGCAGTGCCTCCAGTCACATCATAACTATCATTATCGAGGTTGTCAATATGCTTCGATGCACCAAAACCGTCTCCAGGACTGACTGCATAAAAATACTTTAGCCTGCCAAGATTATCATCAAACACTAAATCGGTAATGGATGGAGAACCGCCTTTGTAGGTAGGTCTGACTCTAAACATCTTAACACTCTTGTCAATAGGCAAGGCATTCAACATATCGGCGTGTATGATATAAGGGGAGTTTGCACGATAGCCACCGTGATTTGCGTTTAAGAAACCAGGGAACGGATTTGGAAAGCACTTTCTCCATATCTTTGTTATTATACTATAAGGAACACCATTTGCAGTAGCAAAACTATAGAAAGTGTGTTCATAGTTGGCTATCTTGCTTGCATAGTCTTCCTCGCTACCAACAAGCATTTGAGCACCCCTTGAAAGTGTTTCTTCCATAGCAGCCAATAACTGATTCTGTCCACTTACTCCCCATCCAGTACCATTTGCGGTGTTGTTCCACATAATAAATGATGGATTTACCTTGCTTGGCCTTGATTGCGGATATAAACCAAACACACTATCATTAATAAGTGCTTCTACGTTTTTAGTTAAGTTATTTCCGCTCATTCCAACATTAATAAGGTTAAAGTCGGTAAAGTCATTTAATCTGCAAACCCAATTCTCACCTTCAAGACCCCTTGAACCAGGAGCAGTCAGTGAACTTCCGTAAAGAATAATATTTTTCATATCATCCTTAGAACAAGAATTAACAGCATCATTTTCTTCATTAACCCCGATATATGAATACTCGTATTGGACACATGGAAGATAGCTACCTGTAGTTAAGTTGCCGCCAACTCTAAATTGCCCAGTGAATGTAGGACATGGCTTGGCGGTGTAGTTTTTTATATTATATAGTTTTTTAGGATATGCCGCAAGTCCCCATATATGATTAGCAGGAATGACAATATTCAACTCTGACACATCAATTTCCGATGGCTGACCAGAATTAGGAATTACATATTGATGGGTGATAACGCCAGCACTATTTTCCCATGTGGCAGCAAATAAATTAATAGATGTCACACCAGATGCCATGTGCAAATCCTTAATCTTGGTAATTTTAATGTCGTAATCAAACTTTTCAAGGCCAAGCAAATTCTGGGTAGCGGTAGAGGTCTTCTCGGAGTCAGGTATTCCGCATTCGCCAGTTTGAGTAAACAACTTATTAAATTCTACTGTTGTTACTGAATTAATAGCAGACACAGCCGTGTTGTTTTCTATCTGCTGTTTTAATTTGGCAATAGATGTTACAGCACTAAATGTCGCTTTTAATGCAGTAAGATGTGTTTGGATTCCGTCATTTAAAGATATATATAAACTTGTAGCACCGTCTGGAATCTGGAATGTATTTGTATCAGCAGAAACATAATTGTTTTTTAACACAGTGTAACTCCCATTGACAATAATGTAGCTAAAGTTTACTTTACAAGTTTGCGATAATTTTACCGTACATCCGTTATGTCCACTAACATCTATAGGTGCGGCTATATAATAGTTTGTACTATTTGCCGTAGAGCCAGGAGATGTTCCATTATAGTATTTTCCTCTTGTTAAGGCAGATTCAACGCTATCTACATTGTCTAACAATAAGGAAACGGCATCTTGCACATCTTCGACATCATCATTAAGGTCGGATAGATTTCTTTGACTGATTTCCGTTGTTTTAAGCACAAGTGTTCCTATGGGACTACTCAAATTTGAGTTCCACGACAAGTACAATGACACAATATCCCTGTTGTCAAAGCATTTCCACCCCAGCACACCAGTTGTTTTTGCAATGTCCGTGAGTTTTCCATAATACCCGTCACTCCTTACATAATAGCAATAAGTGAGATTGTTGGTGGATATATGGACTTTTTTGCCTATAGTATCACTTATATCTACCACTTCGGGCGCATAATAGTAATTACCATAGGCACTTGCGGTATTTATAGAAGGATTGTAATAAGTATCCCACACTCCTCCTTTTGTTCCTGAAACCTCTATAGTGTCAATTACATCAGTGTCAGTACCAAATTCACTTAATAATTTCGTAGCGAATATTTTATCCAACCCTTCTTGGACGTTTGCAACATTCTCTCCACTCTGCGAATTATCATACTTAATCTTCTCGGCTTTGCCGCCCCCTCCTTGTGAATTGGATGCCATGAAGCGAGTGCCATCGTAAAACACGGAAATGATTTCTTCTGCTTCCCATGTGTTCTGTGCGGAAACGGCTGCACCATTGTACCACAACTGAACGGCATTCGCATTTCCGATGGTCAAGGTGCTTGCGGTTGTGCCAGCGGAAGGCATCTTGATACGGAAGCTGCCGCCTACGGTCAGTTTATAGTCGGGGGCGTTCACGATCACACTTCCGCCGTTGATGGTGGCCTGATAATATCCTACGAGCGAAGG